ATTACCTATTGCAGGTGAACCTTGGAATTATTTAAGTAAAGGATTCCACATGGACTCAGGAGCAACTGTAGTTACAATTGCAAATTCATTCCAAACAAGTGGTCAAACAGCATTTGAGTGTGGTGTTGCGGATTTCAGATTCGACCCTGAGACTCAAGAAAACCCTTACTACTTTATCTATTCAAGAAAATATACAATATGTTTCGCAGGTGGATTTGACGGGTGGGATGTTTATAGAGAATTTAGAACTAACCAAGATAGATTCCAATTAGGGGCGACAGGTTACTTAGCAGGAGCTTCGTCTTCTACAAGATACCCAACAGCAACAGGTGATGGTTTATTTAAAAGAATTGTTGTTGCAAACAATACTCAAGATTTTGCTAACACCGATTATTACGCTTACTTACTTGGTATATTAACATTCGCTAATCCTGAAGCAACAAACATTAACATATTTGCAACTTCAAGTATCGATTATGTTAATAACTCAAATCTTGTTGAGGAAGCTATTGATATGGTTCAATATCAAAGAGCTGACTCTGTGTATATCGCAACAACTCCTGACTATCTAATGTATACTCCAGATGGAACTAACTCTTTAGATATCATCTACCCACAAGAGGCAGTTGATAACTTAGATAATACAGGAATAGATTCAAACTATACTGCAACTTATTACCCATGGATTTTGGTAAGAGATACTGTTAATAATACACAAATCTACTTACCTCCAACAGGTGAAGTTTGTAGAAACTTAGCATTGACTGATAATATTGCATTCCCTTGGTTCGCATCAGCGGGTTACACAAGAGGTCTTGTAAATTCAATCAAAGCGAGAGTTAAGTTGACTCAAGAAGATAGAGATACTCTTTATCAAGGTAGAATCAACCCAATCGCAACATTCGCAGACGTTGGTACAGTAATTTGGGGTAACAAAACATTACAAGTAGCTGATTCAGCATTGAACAGATTAAACGTAAGAAGATTGTTATTACAAGCTCGTAAATTAATTTCAGCGGTAGCGGTAAGATTATTGTTCGAACAAAACGACCAAATCGTTAGACAACAATTCTTAGATAGTGTTAACCCTATTTTAGATTCAATAAGAAGAGACAGAGGTTTATACGATTTCCGTGTAACAGTTTCTTCAACACCTGAAGACTTAGATAGAAATACTTTAACAGGTAAAATCTACTTAAAACCTACGAAGGCATTAGAATTCATCGACATTGAATTCTTCATCACTCCAACAGGAGCTTCGTTTGAAAATATCTAATAAAAATTATGGGGGGAGTTAAATCCCCCCTTTAGCCAAAATGAGAGAAAAATTAATAGAGGGGTTTAAAGATAAGGGTTCACCAGACATGAAATATTATGCGTTTGATTGGGACGATAATATTGTACACATGCCAACAAAAATCATTGTTAAAACAGAAGACGGTGATGAAGTGGGTATGTCAACTGATGACTTTGCGGAACATAGACATCATTTAGGTAAGGAACCTTTTGAATATAAAGGTGAAAAAATTGTGGGTTTTGCAAATAACCCATTTAGAAACTTTAGAACTGAAGGAGACAAAGATTTTTTAATTGACTCAATGAGAGCCAAAGAAGGACCAGCGTTTAATGATTTTAGAGAAGCAATTAATAATGGTTCAATATTTTCAATTATTACTGCAAGAGGACATAATCCAAATACTTTAAAACAAGCCGTTTATAACTACATTATAAATGATTATAATGGGATAAACAAAGAAGAACTTATTAAAAATCTTAAAAAATTTAGGTCGTTTACTGATGAGGATGAAATGAGTGATGATGAATTAATCAAATCATATTTAGAACTTAATAAGTACCACCCCGTTTCTTTTGGTGACGAAGGAGGGGCTCAAAATCCTGAAGAGGCGAAGGTCCGTGCAATGGATGATTTTGTAAGTTATATTAAAGGAATGGCGGCAATATTAAACAAAAAGGCTTTTTTAAAGAATGATGTTAATAACAACTTTATTCCTAAAGAACCATCTATAGGCTTTTCAGACGATGACCCAAAGAATATAGAAGTAATGAAAAAACATTTTAAAGATAAACCAGATAATATAGTAAGAACATATTCTACAACTGGAGGCGTTAAAAAAGAAGTCTAGTTAAAGAATATCATTTTTAAAAATTTAAGTAAATAGAAAAATTTTTGAAACAGGATATATTTATCGTTATAAACATAGAAACAAAATTTAAATAATATGGCTGATTTACTGATGAAAATGCCGATTCCTTATGAACCGAAACGTCAAAACCGATTCATTTTAAGGTTTCCATCGAGTTTAGGAATTAATGAGTGGTTTGTAGAATCTGCATCTAGACCGCATATCACAATCGCAGCAACGGAAATTCCGTTTTTGAACACCTCAACTTATGTTGCAGGTAGATTCAACTGGCAAACAATTAACGTAGTCTTTAGAGACCCAATTGGTCCTTCTGCGTCACAAGCTCTTATGGAGTGGGTACGTTTACATGCGGAATCAGTAACAGGTCGTATGGGATACGCTGCTGGTTATAAAAAAGATATTGACCTTGAGATGTTAGACCCAACAGGAGTTGTTGTTGAGAAGTGGATTCTTTATGGAACATTCTTGACAGATGTTAACTTCAACGCATTGGCCTACAATACAGATGCTTTAGCGACAATCGCAGCAACTTTAAGAATGGATAGATGTGTGTTAGTTTACTAATACTATTTATAAAAAATTTAGAACTATTATATTTAACCGTAAAGCACATAAACTTTACGGTTAATTTTTTATATGGATAATCAATCAAAAGAATACGGACAGGCAAATTTCTCCCTTCCCCATGACGTGGTACCATTACCATCTCAAGGTATATTCTACAAAAACAAAAAGAAAGCAGTCAAAGTCGGTTACTTAACCGCCAATGACGAGAACTTACTAATGGCTGGTGGTGAAGATATGACACCGAATCTTTTAAGAACTAAAATTTACGAACCAGACTTACGAGTTGAGGAAATGTTGGAAGGTGATGTTGAAGCTATCTTAATCTTTTTAAGAAACACAGCATTTGGACCTGAGATGGAGGTTACATTAACTGACCCCACAACAAGAAAATCATTTAAGTCAAACGTATTATTGGACCAATTAACAATTTTACAAGGACAAACACCAAATGAAGATGGTACATTTATTACAACTTTACCAAAATCACAAACAACGGTTAAGTTAAAACCGATGACTTATGGTGAAATTTTAGAAAACCAAAGAATTGCGGATTCATACCCTGTAGGTAGAGTGGCTCCAAAAGTTACATTAAGACTTCAAAAAGAAATTGTTGAAGCAAACGGTTCAACCGATAAAGGCGAAATCGCCAAATTTATAGAGCAGATGCCAATTGCTGATTCAAAATTCATAAGAAACTTTATGAGTGAGAATGAGCCAAGATTGGATATGACAAGAGTAGTAATGACCCCATCAGGAGATAGATTGACAGTTAATGTCGGTTTTGGGGTGGACTTTTTTCGTCCTTTCTTCTGATTATAGGAAAAGTCAGCTCGACGAGTATTACTATTTATCGACACTATTAAACATATCGTATCAGGATTTTCTAATTATGCCACTCTTCATGAGAAAGTATTTATTAGACAAATGGATTGAAGACAATAAAAAGGACTGAAAAATCAGTCCTTTTGTATTTATATAATATCTAACAGAATAAAATTATGGCAGACGAAACCCAAAAGACCCCAGGACAATATGCAGATGACATAAAAAATGCAGCAAGTTTTAATGCTGCTGACTTTATTGATGCGTATGAGAGAGTTGGTTCAGTTGCTCGTGAAGTTAATAATACCTTTGGTCAGAGTAGAGAACGAATTAATGAAGTTAAAGTTGCTCTTGCCGACGCTCTTCCTGGTATTGTTAGATTAGGAGGAGATTTAGGTGCTGTTGGCGAAACTATTGGTCAAATTGCTGAAGCTTCAAGAAGAAACGTTGTCGCCAATACTGAAGATGTTGAAAAGTTATATGCAACTACTAAAGTAATTGGGGGAAGTGTTAAAGAAATTGCGGATTCGTTTTTAAATGTTGGTGTTGGAATTGAACAAGTTGGTAAACAATTAGAGGATTCAGTTAACTATGTTCGTAGTATAGGTGGAAACACCAAACAAGTGATGGGAGATGTTAGAAATAACATGGAACAAATGAATCGTTACCAATTTGAGGGAGGAGTTCAAGGTCTAACCAAAATGGCAGCTCAAGCTTCAATGTTGAGGTTTGATATGGGGGAAACATTTAGACTTGCGGATAAAGTATTAAATCCTGAAGGAGCTATTGAAGTGGCAGCGGCTTTCCAAAGATTAGGTGTTAGTGCTGGTGCCCTTGCTGACCCATTCCAATTAATGAACCAATCGATTAATGACCCATCAGGACTTCAAAATAGTTTGGCAGATGTTGCAAAACAATTTACCTATTTTGACGAAAAAACAAAAACTTTCAAGATTAACCCACAAGGTGTATTAACCCTTAGAGAGATGGAACAACAAACGGGGGTTAGTGCTAAGGAGATGAGTAAAATGGGGCTTGCAGCCGCAGAATTGGACCAAAGATTGTCGGCAATCAATAATGCAGGACTTACAATTGCTAGTGATGAAGACAAACAATATTTGGCAAATATTGCAACAATGCAAGATGGTAAGTACAAAGTAACGTTGGAGGATGGAACTAAAAAAGAATTAGCGGACTTAACACAGCCAGAATTTGATAAACTTATTGAAGAACAAAAGAACGGACCTAAAACAATGGAAGAGATTGCAAAATCTCAAATGACCATTAGTGCGGATATTGCAGGTAATGTTTCCGCAATTAAAGCCGCAGTTCTAGGTGGTGCTGTTACACAAAAAGATGTCTTATCTAGTTCAGAAGCCATTAGAAAACTATCTTCTAGTTTAACTGGCGCATTATCTAAAAACTTTAGTTCACCACAAAAAGTTAGAGATACAATGACCGACTCTTTTGACGACGTAAAATCGTTATTTAAAGATATTGCAAATAAAGATGTTTCAACAACAGATGCGTTATCAAATTATCTAACTAAAGCCGGAGTTCAATTACAGGATTTAAGTAAGGATGCTCAAGCAAATATTATAAAAACATTACAAGAAACACGTTCACAGTTAGGCGATAAAAATGCAATTGATAGAAACGCCAGAAGTTTTATTGACCAAATGTTAGGTGAAACTAAAACTCAAACAACTAAAAATACTGGTGATGGAAATAGACCAATTTCAAGTTTAATTGAAGGTACAAACGCATCATCTAAAGTTAAAGACGTTGTTAGTAATAACGGAGGACCATTTGGTGGAGCAAAGAAATCACAAGTAGATTTTGGAGGAGGGATTAAAATTGATGTCAATTTCAATGGAGGAGCGGAAAATTTAACAAATGCTCAAAAAGAAGAGATTACCAAAATGCTTATTGAAAAAATGAATAGTACGGATATGAAACAATATATGATTGAGGTTAATACACCAAATAACCCAACAAAGGCACCTACTGGAAAAACAGTAACGAGATAAACAAAAAATAGTCCTTAACCTATTTATTAATTAAAGATATTAATGGGAAGTCCTTTAGATTTTATAAATTCGGATGGTTTTAGAAAGAAACTTATAACTAGGAACTTAACTCCTTATGCTAAGTCCCCTAACAGACCTACGCAACCTATTAATACTGAATACATTCAGTCAGACACATCAGTTCAAGATAGTCCTGACCAATTAATTGATGAGCCATCTTTCGCAAACAAATTATTTCCTCTTAATCAATGGGGTAATGAAGGAGGATACAAACAAGTTCCTGACCCAGGAGGGTTAATGAATACCAAATCAAATGACGGTGAATACGGATTTCAAGACGCCAATATCGTTGCTCAATCAGTACCTGAATCACAAAAGTGGAAACCACTTAACGTATTTTCTAATGGTGGTCAAATACAATTAGATAGTGCTGAATTTTTTAATTCTTTAGACAAACCACAAACTACAAACAATTATAACAACCAACCATACCCAACAACATTTGTACCGTCAAACTATAGTCCGTTATCAATATTACTTTCCCAAGACCCTGGCGGAAGTAATGGTTTATTAAGTCAGGATTCGTTTATTGCCAAATTAGGCGCTCAAACACTTAGACATGAGTTTGAACAAAGAATTGCCACTCAAATTAGACAAGATACTATTGGAAGAGCTAACATTTTAAATGTTAATAGTGGTACTGATTTGGTTAATATCATTACAGGTAATGTTCCGTTAATTGAACCAAACTATACAATTACCATTACCGCAAACCCAATACTTGCGGCCGCCAATTTTGCATTAAGATTAGGAGGAAGTATATTACCAACTTCAACAATACCTGGTTCTTATTTTGACCCAAATACTAATCCAGGACCACAGACGACAATACAACAAATGTCCAATGCGTTTAGACGTAGTGGGGTTGGTAAATTTTTTAATAGACTTATGGGTGGTGGAGACACTGGTTCTCAAATCATGTTTAATAACATGGGAGCAGGACAAAGGTCAAGACTATTCAAAAACATTGATTACAACAGATACAAACCAAATTTCCCAAGAACGTTTATTGATAGAGCTGCTGGAGTACTTACAGGTACTCAATCGGATAATAGTAATTTCTATGTAGGTAGTATAAGTTCTAATCCTTCACAAGTTTTTTCACCAGCTGGTGAGGTACCTGTTAACGCTTATGGTATTGAACAACAATCTCCTGTTTATGGACCATCTGAGTTAGCTCAACTATATGAAGGACCAAGTAAAGAAATTAAGTTAGGAGCTAATGGACCTACATATTCAAATGGTGGAGGTATTGAAGGTGGATTTACGTGGGTATCACCTAAGTATAAGGGTAATGCTGGTAAGACAGTTGGTATCGGAGGATTGATTGTTAATGAGGACCAAGACTTTAAACCATCATCATACAATTCAACTGAGTCAACTGAAAGAACATTTAAACAAGGTTCAATCTTAGACCAAACACAAAGAATAATTGATAGCCAACCTCAAGGAGGTAAAAGATTACAACACGTAGGTAATGCGATTGACCAAGTGAGTAAAGTGTTTAACGACGGGTATAAAGAAATGACTAAGGGTTCAAGAGTATATAAATACACTGGAGCTATTGGTCAGGAAGTTGGAACCGAATACTGTAGGGTATTTGCCAAAGACATACCTTACCTACAATATAATGACCTTCAAAAAGTTGATGGTATTACGGTTAGTGGTAGAAGATTCTCTGATTCAGTACTAGATAATACATACAACCTTAACATTGCTCCAAATAAGATGGAGGGAGGACATAGTTCTACTAACATAATAGGCGGAGCGGGTAATACGGGTTACGCCAAAAAATATATGTTCTCATTGGAGAATTTGGCTTGGAGAACAGGTGCGCCAGGTAACTCTGTATCGGATTTAGCGGTCTGTGAGAGAGGACCAAATGGTGGACGAGTAATGTGGTTCCCTCCGTACGGATTGACCTTTAGTGAGTCTGTATCGGCTAACTGGAACAGTTCAGACTTCTTAGGAAGACCTGAACCTATTTACACTTATAAAAATACACAAAGAAGTGGAACTTTAACATGGAAAATTGTTGTTGACCATCCGTCTGTATTGAATGTTATTGTTAATAAAGTATTAAACAATGAAACTAATAAAGTTAGGATTGATGGTATTTTAGATTCATTCTTTGCTGGTTGTAGAAAGTATGACCTATATGAACTTGCTAAAAAATATTATACAATTCCTCCTGGCGAATTATCTTACTTACAAGATGTTATAACTTCTAAAGAGGCGACAAAAGAAGAACTTCAATTTATTAAAGAAACTATTCAAACAGGTAAAGATGCTCCAAATAAAGGTGGCACAGTTGTTGCTCAATCTAATTCGTTAGGTAAAGATTATTTTGGAAAGTATATAAATATTGGTGCGTACTTTGGAAATGATTACCCAAAACCAAACACTGCACCAAACTACACAACAGAGTATGTTAGATATACCAGTCCAAGTAACGTTAATTTATATACTCAAAAAAATAACGGTGCGGCATTAGGTAACTTCTTTAATAAAGCTGTTACACCAAACTATCATGTCTTAACAGGAATGACGTTAGATTTAAAAAATCAACTTACACAATACCCTGATGGTAGTGTAACGATTGTTATTGACTCAAGTTGTTCTGCTCCTGCAACTCAAACTTATAATATTGAGTTATCTAAAAGAAGAATCGCATCACTTGTTAAGTTTTTTGAAGAAGACCCCAATACAGCTCCATTTATTAACAAAAGATTACTAATTAAACAAGGAAAACCGTTTGGTGAAAATCAAGCTGCCGCTCAACCACTTATGGCAAGTGCGGATACAGGACCATATACTGCTGATAATGTTAAAACTGCGGGACAAACCTATAATTGTGGAGATAAGGATGTTAATACACCAGGAGGAGATACTCAATCAGGGTCAAAAGATATTTATACTGTACCTTCAATGGCTTGTAGAAGAGCTTATATCTCACAAATCGAATCTACATTATCTGCCCCAATATTACCACCGCCACCAAACTATACTGAGGTATTAGTTGGAAATGTGGTAACAACTACAGTTAGAACTGAAGAAGTTGTTGAACAACGAATTAGAAGAGACAATATTACCAAGAGAGTGTTAAGAAATTTGTTATCTGAGTGTGATTACTTTGAAACAATTAAAACAGAAACACCAATGGTCTATGACAATTTAAAAGATAAATTGAAATTTTTCCAACCAGCGTTTCACTCAACAACACCTGAAGGATTGAATACAAGACTTACTTTCTTACAACAATGTATGAGACCTGGTAATACAATACCAACAATTAAAAAGAGTACCCCAAGTGGAAAACCTGTGTTAGAATATAACAATGCTGTTAATACCGCATTTGGAGCGCCACCAGTCTTAGTATTAAGAATTGGAGATTTTTATAACACTAAAATTATTCCAACATCATTAGGATTAACTTATGAGGAATTAGACCTTAATCCTGAAGGTATTGGTGTACAACCAATGATTGCCAATGTAACCATGGGATTCAATTTTGTTGGAGGTAGTGGATTAAAAGAATCAGTGGATAGATTACAAAATGCATTAACCTTTAATTACTACGCAAATACTGAAATTTATGACGATAGGTCTACTGTTACTGCTAATGAAGATTTCTTAAAAGTATTAGATGAAGAATTTTGGAAACAAGATACGGTATCAGCACCGGCAGTAAATCAAGCAGTACCTAATGCGGGTCAAAACAATAATGGAACTGTGGGTACAATTCTTACTAATGTTATAACGGCAAGTGGAGAAACTGGTACATTAAGTTATTCTGATTTTATGTCACAAACAGTTACCGATACTCAGAATTACTTTACAACAGTGGTTAACAAAACAAAAGAAACTGTTAATCAATATAACAACGCGGTAAGACAACAATGGATGTTGCAACGTTCCTACACTCAAGGAAATCTTAGTGTGAGTGCATCAACAGTATCGTTATTTGGTAAACCAGCTAATGTTGAAAAAAGATTTGATGAAATTTTTGGTACGTTTGAAAAAAATATTAAAAATGGTAACGAGCCATTTTTACAATTCATCGCAGCAAAGGTTAGAGATTTCTCACCAAGGTTAACAGGAACCGTTCAAGAGAACTATTTTAATTTTGTTAAAAATAAAAGAAGTTCTTTCCAAAACGCAGTATCAAAAATAATACAGGACCTTACAACCGAAGAACAAAAGTACATTCAACGTTTAGGGAGAGTTAATCTTATAACATTCCCTGGTACGCCTAACACAGGTACAGATGGATTACAAGGTAAAACAGGTAATGCTAAAGTATATGTAACACTTGGAACTTCTTCAGCTTCAACAAGTTCTACGGCAACAAATACATTACAAGAATTAGTACAAGACGTTCAAAAGATACAAAAAAATATTGCAGAGTTTAATGAGGCAATATGGTCAAATACAAAATTTACTTATAATGCAACTGAATATGAAGGTAAATTAGTTTTCCAAACAAATGATGGAGTGTCTAAAGAGGTTACGGTTGAACAAGTTTTTTTACCTTTTAGTACAAATCCATCATTTAGTAATAATGTTGAAAATTATCCATTTAGAAGAGAATATATGATTATGTCTGAAGATGTTCTTGATGAAAAAAAGTATGAAACATTTAAAAAAGCTTTAATTGGTAATATCATTGGTAATGCATCTATCATTGGAAAAGGAGCTGATAATATTGAGGCGGTATTTGATGCCTATTGGCAACAAACTGCTAAGCCTGTATTTTTGAGTGAAAACAACATTACTAAGGCGTTTATTGAAAATATGGAAAAAACAAAGTTAAAAAACTTCTTGGTATATACACCGTTTGATAAAAAAGACAGAGTCTTTACGTACACTATTGAAAACGCGGCTGTTGCTCAAGTTAAAACATCACAACAAAATATGATTAAAGGATTGGGTGCAACAACAAATCAAAACACAAATAACAACACTTGGAATGATACTAATGGAAATTCAACAGGTGCATACATATCTAAAGCAAAATTAAACTAATGGCATTTCAATATTGGAATAGATATAGTGATTTTTTAATTAATGGAGAGCAAACAGTTGTCCCGTATGTTTATATGCCTCAAAAGGCAACCGATGTATCTTACATATATAAAGTTGCTCAAAGTAGATTAGATAAGGTATCACAAGAATATTATAGCTCACCTGTATTTGGGTGGTTAATACTTCAAGCAAATCCACAATTTGGAGGACTTGAAAACAATATATATGATGGAGCGGTGTTGACTATTCCTTTCCCATTACTACCATCTTTACAGGACTATAAAGCGGCGTTAGAAAATCATTTTTATTATTATGGCAGGTAACTTATCACCAGACAAGAGTGGAGACATATATGTTGAGTTTGACTATAATAACCTCATTTTAGTCGACCCAAACAAAACAATTAGTAATGGAAAAATTCAAGAAAGATTAGTTGACCATGAAAACTTAGTTATGTATGCTAATTTAGAGGCCGATGTTTTACCAAGAACAAAATTAGCGGTTGGTATTAGCCCTGAAGATAGTGGAATAAGAACAATTTCTGTTGCAAAACTTAATTTTCTTAAACCAAGTAAAAATAATTATTTAGGGACAGGATATTATGATGAATTAACGGGACAAAATACTACTAAATTTGATGGAACTAATCAACCTGCTCAAATAGGGCAACAACCTAGTGGAGGAGCAAAACCGTTTTTTACAAATAGTGTTGCCAATGAGACGAATGTAATTGATAACGGATTATTAGGTATTACAAGTATTAATATTACAACCAATAGTTCGTTTATACCATCGGTAACAATGCAATTGGAAGATGTTCAGGGTAAAGCATTGTTTCAATTAGGAAACAATTCACCATACTCAGCCTTTTTTAATTTACCTTATCCACCATTTTACTTAACTCTTAAAGGGTTTTACGGACAAGCGGTAAGATACCAACTTAATTTAGAAAAATTTCATGCTGCGTTCAACTCATTTAGTGGAAACTATCAAATCAGTTTAACATTCAAAGGTTATAAATTTAACATATTGAATGAGATTGCTATGGGACACTTATTAGCAACACCACACATGTATTCTCAAAGGTTTAATTTTTCACAAACACCAGTAACACCTCAAGCGTCAAATAAATCAAATGAGTCTCAATCAAAAGTACAAGCTGCAATTGGAGCTAATAGTAGTAATAGTAGTGACGCTGTTGTTACTGAATTAGTTACAGAAATTGGATATCAAAAAATTGTTGAAGTTTATAGTGAATACAAAGCCAAAGGTTTAATACCTAAAGACTTACCCGAGCTTACGCTAATTCAATTAATGGCAAAATTGGATACATTTGAACAAAACATTACAAATTCTTTTCCTAAAGCTGATGTTGAACCTTTAACTAATATTAGAAATTATAAGGATATTTTAACCCAATATTTTACAAATATTAGAAATTCAAATAGTTCATGGTTTAATACATATTTGAACCCAAAACCAATTTATTTAAAGGATAATAAAAAAGTTTATGTTTTTAATACCACAAA